GTAATACGAGCTTTCTCATTAGCAATCACAATTTCTTTTGGAACTGCTTGCTGACGTTCACGAGTAGCCGCAGCCGTACGTTGTTGAATCAAAGCCATCTCACTTTGTGCTTGACGAGCATATTGAGCCAATGCCATTGCACCTTGTTGGTCACCCATCTGTGCCAACATCTGAGCGCCTTGCAAAATAGACTCAGGGTTAGTCTGGTCTATCTGTTGAGCAATAGTGTTTCTAGCACTAATCATCTTCAGTTGTGGGTCTTCTATTCCAAAAGCACCGCCAATAGCACCACCCAAACCTTTAGCACCCGCATAGGTCATTGCTGCACCACGAGAAGCAGGGTCTAGTTGAGCAAGGGTAATGCCTTCTTGCAAAGCACTTCTACGTTGCTGTTCACCATACATCTCGGGGTTCATCCCGAACAGACCCGCTACGATATTTTCTGCCATGATGAATCCTTAAGAAAATAAGCCACCAAGTGCTTGCCCAAATGCAGGAGAAGCACCTAGTCCACTTAGTAGTGTTGAATAGGGGTTAGTTGTTGCTGCATTACCAGTAGCCAATCGAGTGCTAAACTCAGCACCAGATAAGCCTAAACGACCCACATTAGCACCTGCTGTAGCCGCTTGTTGACCAAGAGCCGCACCCATTGTCAAAGGTTGCTGACCCAAAGCCTCAAGCCCTTGAACTTGTCCCAAAGCAGTCGTGTAAGGAGCGTAAGCCGCTTGCTGACCACCATAGTACTGACCCATAGTTTGTGCGCCTGTACCAAGTAATCCTGCACCGAATGCAACTTGTTGTTGACCCGCTTGTTGAGCTTGAGCCGCCAAGACAGCCTCTTGTTGCGCTCTAGCGTTATACAGAGCTTGCAGTTCAGGAGTAGTAGCACCCATAGTGCCACCTTGAGCCACAGAAAGACCACCACGACCTTGTTGTTGGAGTCTGTTTTGCAGATTAGCGAGTTCTAATTCTCTGCCTGGTTGCAACAAAGCCATCTGCTGATTCAGATAGTTTTGAGCGACATCTTGAGGATTTTGAGCAATATATTGATTGCCAAGGTTAAATAAGTTCTGAGCGCCTGTTTGCAAGGGAGCAAACTGTGCTTGAGCGCCTTCTGCTTGAGTTAAACCTTGTTGTGATAAAGCCATCAATCTATCTTGTTGGGCTTTAGCTTCAGGACTTAATGTATATCCTGCGCTTGTCAATTGACCAGTAACTGGATCGACTTGGAATTGTGAAGTTCCAAAACGAGTAGTCATGCCAACAGGTCTGAAAGCAGCCGCTTGTTTGGCAGCAGCAGTCTCAGTATCAATCATCTGTTGCGCTCTTTGAGCCGCTTCACGAGATGTTTGTTGTTGGAGAAGACCTGCACCAGTAGTCAAGCCACCTGATAGTAAAGCACCAAGTTGAGCTGCTGTCAAACCGCCCAAACCAGTTCCTGCGGCAGTTCCTAGTGCTGTTCCTACGCCTGTACCTACAGTAGATAGTGCAGTCCCAAGACCTGTTCCTACACCTGTATTTAATGCACCAGTACCCAATCCTGTACCTAATCCTGTGCCTAAACCAGTTGTCAAAGCACCAGTAACGCCAGTTCCAGTTCCAGTACCCAATAAAGTTGTACCAAGTCCAGAACCTGTAAGAATTCCAGTTCCTGTCAATGCGCCAGTTCCCGTACCAAGCAAAGTTGTTCCAAGTCCAGAGCCTGTTAAAACTCCAGTACCAGTTAATCCTGTTCCTGTTGCTAAACCAGTTCCCAATCCTGTGCCAGCAGCGGTTAAGCCAAGACCACTTGTACCTGCTGTAATGCCAGTACCTAGTCCTGTTCCCAAAGCAGTAGAACTAACAGTTCCTGAACCAGTACCAACAGTAGCCGCAGTACCACTAGCCGCACCTGCATCCAATAAGGTTGGCAATCCAAAGAGTAACCCCGCACCTAATGCAAACTCTTTTAGACCGCTTTTAACTTCTTGTTGAGTGCCAGTTTGCTCTACTTCACCAGTAGGTGTGTATTGGGTATACGCTCCACCAGCCCTGTTATCAGTAGCTTTGTAAGTAATAACATTCTCAATACCACCAACCTGTTGATCCATTCCAGAACCAGTTACTTGATAAACAGGCTGAACAATGGTGTCACCAAGGGTTACTGTTTGACCCTGAGGAACAGTAGCCGCTGCACGAGCCGCAACTTCACCCTCTTTTAGCCCAACAGCTTCAGCCATTTGAGCAGGGGAAATCTTGTAAGTTTCCATAGCCGCAACAATGTCGGCATCACTCATGCCTGGATTAGCAAGCAAGAAATCTATAATTTGTCGACTTGTTATGGCCATGATGTTTACTCCGCTTCTTTAGGAACTTGCGCTTCAGCCTGTTCTTTGATTTTAAGAATCAGAGGCCAGCATCCGCTACTTGATGGCAACTGCCCCAAGGTCTGCAATACAAAGTTAATCTCGTTAACGTCTAGTTCTAGCTTCATGCTTGACTCCAAGGAGTGCCAGAAGCCGTTACTGGGGCTTTCTGCAAAGCAATGTTAGCTGCCAGAGCATCTTCTGTGGCTTGTTTATCAACACCATTAGCCCATACCCATCCAAGCACAGTTTCTTGTGTCAGTTCGGAATAAGGCGTGTTGACTGTGCCATCTACCCATAAGCAAGTTGAATAGATGGATGCTGTGTGTTCGCCATCTACTGCTGTGGCTTGCCAATGTGCTCTGGTTACAAAACCATCTGCTGTTTTGCGCTCAAGTTGTGAGATTGTCCAAGTGGTAGTCATGTTAGTTTTCCTTTAAAAATTAGCAAGCCATCAAAACGCATGGCACACAATATGAGCCATCTGCGTATGTGCAAGTGATGTGGTTTGAAGTTACTTTTGCAACAGTTTTAGAACGAACAATGTCATCGCCTTGTGGCTTGGCAGTGCCGTTACCAGCAGACATGAGCAAGTCACCACGAACAACAGTTACACCTTGAGCAATGCGGATAATCATATCGCCTGTCATTGCCATGTTGATTTCGTCAACATTGTGAGCATCGTCATGTGACCAGTTAACAAACACACCAGCAACATTTGCATCGCCTTCGGTGTCAGACACTTTGACTTTGTTTAACTGTTCGTTGTCAACAGGCTGTCCATCTTTGGTGTAAACATTCATCTCATCAAGGTTTGACAAGACTGTACCTTTTAAAAGTGAATCGTCTTTGGCTGTTGTTGTTTGTGCCGAACGAGATAAGTGACCGCCATTGTATGAAACAGTCGTGCCTGAAACTGATATGTTGCCTTCTTCAGTTGTATCCTGCCAAAATCTTACAAGTTTTCCATCATTGGTTAAACGATTTATATTTAATATATCGTCAGCAGAACGAGTCATTTCAACAGAGCCAGAAGCTAAAAGAGCAACGCCTGCTGTTGCTAAGCCAGCCGCTGTTTTCCCCACCAGCAAGTTACCGCTAGAGTCTATTCTGGCTCGTTCTGTGTATGATTCAGAGCCAATAGCGCCTGTATAGCTGTAAAAAATCAAGCCAGCGCCATTAGCGCCAGTTATTGCTCCACCGCCAGTTCCAGCACCATAATTTAACTGAAGACCGCCGTTTGCTGACGATGAATTTAATAACAATTGAATTTGAGAACTGGAAGGCGATGAAGTAGAACCAATAAGAAGTTTTCCACTTGCATCCAGAGTCATCGCCTGAGTAAAGGTGATAGCGTTTCCTGCTGTGCCTGATGCTGCTGTAAACCAAGCGTGTGCGCCACCAGCTACTTCATTATGGCTATACAAAGTAGCGTTGCCAGTTTGTATATATTTCCACCCAGCGTTATAGTAACCATTTGAAACGTAGGATGCTTGAATGCCGTCATAAGCACTAAGTGCAGTATTTTTTATTTGTAATACAGGCGTTACTGTTGCCCAAGCACTCGGAGTAACTCCCAAGCCTAGATTGCCTGAGGAGTCGAGTCGCATTGCTTCAGTACCGCTGTTCTGCCAAACATGACGCAACGCTGATGCTGTTAATGGAGTGTATGCCGCACCACTTCTGTTGTAAGAAATAAGTGCAGAGCCACTAGCAATAGCAGTAGGGCTAATTTCTAAACCTTCTGCGCCAGCATTAGAAACAACTAATTTTTGCTGTGGGCTTGTTGTACCAATACCCAACCCTGTTGAGGTGAGGCGCATTTGTTCTGAGCCGCCAATCTGAAATACGACAGGAACGCTTCCCCCACTTGTAGAAGTGTTTGCGCTACCAATGTATGCCGTATCGCCATCTGTAAACAAACGAGCAGTGGCATTATTTGTAGAAGAACTTACCGCACGAATAATTGGTTGGCTATTTCCACCAACTTGCAAATTAGTCCCATCAAAAGTAAGCGCAGAGCCACTTGTCAGAACCTTTGAACCATTGAGATATGTTACTCCATTGGCTGTGCCTCCAGAGAGGGTTACAGAGCCTGAAGCAGAGATGTCTGTCAAACCAGAAATAGCACCTGTATCACTCAAAATGCCAACAGAGTTCTGAATTATCTTGCCAGTAGTGCTATCAAAACGAGCTAAAGCATTGTCTGTAGAAGATGCAGGGCCAGTTACATCACCCGATCCACCGCCACCAGAAGCGGCAATGGTGATTGTTCCATTGCCATTGGTAATCGTAATGCCTGTACCTTGAGTCAAAGTGGCTTTACTTAGGGTGTTACCAGTGGTGTTACCAATCAACAGTTGACCATCTGTGTAGCTTGTTTGTCCTGTTCCACCATTGGCGACAGGGAGAGTTCCTGTTACACCAGTAGACAAAGGCAAACCAGTTAAGTTGGTAGCAGTACCGCCTGATGGAGTACCCAAAGCACCACCATTGACAACAACTGCACCAGAAGAGCCTGTATTGACCGCTAGAGCCGTTGCTACGCCTGTACCTAGACCTGACACACCAGTAGAGATTGGAAGCCCTGTAGCGTTCGTTAAAGTTGCGCTAGTAGGTGTTCCAAGGATAGGAGTCACCAATGTAGGTGAAGTAGCAAATACTGCTGATCCTGAACCTGTTTCATCTGTCAAAGCACCTGCAAGATTGGAGGAGCTAAATGAACCTAAAGATGTTGCATTGCCAACAGAAGTGACTGCACCAGTTAAGTTAGCGTTAGTTGTGACATTACCTGCTGTTAAACCAGAGGCAGTACCTGTGATATTTGTGCCAACCAAAGCAGATGGCGTTCCCAGAGCAGGAGTAACCAAAGTTGGGCTATTGGCAAACACCAAAGCACCTGAACCAGTTTCGTCTGTTACGGCAGAAGCTAAGTTAGCAGATGATGGAGTACCCAAGAAAGTAGCTACACCACTACCCAAACCACTTACACCAGTTGAGATGGGCAATCCTGTTAAGTTAGTTGCCGTACCAGAAGCAGGTGTTCCCAATGCGGGAGTTACCAGAGTAGGACTGTTTGACAGAACAACAGAACCTGTACCAGTAGAAGAAGTTACACCAGTACCACCATTGGCAACAGGAAGAGTTCCTGTAATGTCAGAAGTGGAAAGGCTTACTGCATCCCATGTAGCGTTAGTGCCATCAGTCTGAAGATACTTGTTTGCGTTACCTGTTTGGCTTGGCAAAAGGTTATTCAGAGCAGCAGTAGCCGTAGAAGCACCTGTACCGCCATCAGCAACCGCTAAATCTGTAATACCAGTAATTGAACCACCAGTAATATTGGCAGAAGCATTGTCTGTTTTAGTCGCAACAGCAGTCTGAATATTGTTAAATTCAGTATCAATCTCAGCACCCTTAACAATCTTTAAAGGATTGCCAGGAGACAGATTGTCTTTAGTAGCGAAATTGGTTGATTTTGTGTAATTAGACATGGTTTACCTCTTAACCTATTTTGCCATCTTTGGCTTGAATTTCAATCTTTTGCAAAGAAAATGAAGAGTTGTTAATGGTTGTTTCATAACCAGTTTGAACAATCTTTCCAGCGCCTGAAGCATTGGCAGTCAGAGTCTTAATCGGAACACCACTTGTGTATTCAGCAATGTTGTATTCAGCAATACCATACTCATAGCTTATTTGCGTAGGAATAAAGATGTTTTCTGATTGATAAGCACCAGAATAATCAAAGCCCCACTTGATCGTTAAAAACTGATTAGAACCACCAATAACGATAGCTGTAATATTTTTAAGGATAGAAATCTGATTAGGGTTTCCCAAGTCAGCATTGTTTGTGTAGTACGCAAATCGGTACGTTGATGCGTCATCAAGATAAGTTCCATACTTACCGATGTAGCCATTCTTACCAATATACAAGTCGCCATTACGCAAAGAACGTAAAGCAGTTGGAGCAATAGAGTCCCACTTGGTTACACGGGAAGCTCCATCTTGCAAAGATTGCTTGGTATCGAAGCAGTAAACTTGGAAAGTAGCGGGTAAAACAAGCAGATAAAAGGCTTCTTTTTCTGAGTAAACAGACTTCAGATTAGCCAATGTTTCGCTTGCCAATGATGAATTTAGGTCAAAACGAACATTCTTAGACAAGTCTCGCAAAGGAGCAGACTTCTCTTGGATAGTCCTCATCAGTGAACGAACACCTGAGTCTGACAAGAAAATAACATCAGAGCCAACGCTTTGAATCGTATCTCTAGCAATACATCCAATAGAGCCAATTGTGTCGCTCAGAACCAAGGATGCGGGTGTTGAAGCACCAGAATAAACAAGAATCTGTCGTTTACCAAAGATAAACAAGAAATCATTGTGAGCTGCCAAGCCCATAATCTCATCTGCACCATTAGGCCATACCCGTGAGACATCTAAATTCCCTGAAGTACCACCACCCCATACATGACCTGCAATCAGATCAGAGAAGGTAACTGTTACTTTATCTGTAGATGTATTAGCTACCCACAAGCGACCAAATGCTGAAATAGCAATGTTTGCTTGCGGAACAGTAGCTACATATCCTGACTTCTCAGAAACTCTGCGATAAGTAGTTGTACTTACTGCGGGGTCATAAATGAGTGGATCGTGACCTGTTTGGAAGAAGTATGCAATCCCGTTTAAAGATGCAGTTTGCCAATTAGACGCAGTAATGGTAGGAGCAGTACCGCCACCACCATAGGTCAACTCAGTCACCGCATTCCT